TCGCCTCCGGGCCCGGTAAGTCCAATGGGACTCCCTTGATGATTACTCGCATTCACGCAGTCTCCTTTCGCAGGTTGCAGGGTTTATCAGTTGTAATGGGCCGACGCGACCCTGCGTTGTTTCGCGTCGGCCCACCAAACTTTATTCGGTGGTAACTCTTTGAACTAGCTGTTCGCGTTCTTGTAGAACTTGACGTGGCTGGTTTGTGGGAGGTTACCGTCCACGCGCATTGTGGCGCGGAAGGTGACGAGGTCCGCACTGAATGCGAAGTCGTCCGAACGGTCCAGACGGAGGCCGCCTGCCATGCGTACGTAGTACGAAGGCAAGTGTCCGAAGATGACCGACTTGGTTGCCGAAGCGTTCGAGGCCATTGCTGGGTTCTCGAACACTGGGTAGCTCAGGACACGGTCGTTTCCGTCAGCCAACGCTGGGCTGAAGATGTACGAGCCGTTGTTGTCCTTCAGCTTGCGAACGACACCCAATGACTGGGTGTTCATCATCCAGCCGACACCAGGCAAACGACGTGCTGCACCGTCAAGGCTGTACGCCAAGTCGATGAGGTTGTCTGCGGTGAAGGTTGGACCCGAGGCTGTGCCAGTCACAGCCGAGGAGGCTGCGGTGACGATACCGAGTGGGAGCGTGGTGCCCGTACCGACTGTCAGGTCGTTGTTGACCTTGAAGCCGAGTGCGTTACCGGTCTGGGTTGCGAGGAAGGCGAGGATGTCCACGCCCGAGTCCTCGATGAGTTCACGCGACAGTTGCACCAGGAACGAATACTTGTATGCGCCCAGGGTGATGAAGCTGTTGAACGTCGGGTCGGACTCAGCGATGGCTGTGCCTTCACCTGTGATTGCTGCCGTTGACCAACCAGCCTGCGATGGGATCTGGAGGTTTTCGCCACCAGCCGTGCGGAGGGTTGTTGAGGTCTCAAGCATTGGACCGACAAGTCGGGCCTGCTCAATCACTTGGTTGTAGAACGACGTTGGAACTGGTGCGCCAGTCGAAGTCTTGACGACGTCGCGCTGTTCAAACGTGTAGCCACGGGTTTCGCCACGGGCCATTGAACGAATGACATCCGCATCAAAGGTCTGTGCCTTCTCCGTACGAACTTGGCCGACGAGGTCGCGAGTAGCGGCCTCAATCTTGGCCTCACGGACAACATCAGCCTTCAAGGCTTCGATGCGTGCCGCACGCTCGTTGAGCTCTTCGTTCATCTTGCTGTATGACGCCTCTTCTTCAGAGGTGAGGTCGCGCTTCTCTGCGGCCGCGGTGTCAAGAAGAGCTTTCGCTGCATCCCAAGCACGCTGACGCTGCTCGACTTGTCGTTGAATGTAATCGTTTGACATTGGGTGTCCTTTCAGACGTTAGGTATTCGTGGTACGCAAGGGTTTGTATCGCATCCAGCGAGGCACCTCAACTGGCAGTCGCAGCGGCTCCGCACATCGACTGTGCGAAGAATACTAGGCGATGGTCTTCAGCAGGTCAAGTTGTTTGGCCATGATGCCAATACGTGACGGAGTGGAAATCGGCTCGGGTTGCTTGCGCAACTTGCCGACAACTTCGCTCAACAACCCAGCCTGCTCGTCGTTCAACTCCGACCCGGCTTCGAGCACGGTGATCGCTGCAGCAAGTTTGTCTGGGTCAACCTGGGTGCGTTCGGCAAGGATGTCGAGACTGCGCACGCTGGCCGTTGTTGCTTCGTAGGCAGGGAAGCCGGTCACGACGGACACTTCATACAGACGGACTTCTTTGAGTTCGCGTGTTGAGCCGTCGTCGGAATACTTGTCGCCGCCACGAGGCACCGAGAAGCCGAACGACATCGAATCAACATCGCCGCGTTGCATGAGGATGGACAAGTCACGGCCGACCGTCGTTGGTGGCAGGTCTGCGTCAACTAGCAAACCTTTGGAATCTTCTTCCAGGCGCAACGTCCCGGCACGAGTGGTGGCGAGCAACATGTTGGAGTCATGGTTCAGATACATGCGCACGTTGTTGCGTGAGTTCAAAGACTTCTTGAATGCACCAGGCATCACCATCTCGGTGAATGGCAACGGTTGCGATGGTGAGTTGAACACGGCAGCGTACCCACGGAACGACATGTATTCGTTGTCGTCATCAACGGTTGAACGAATCTCAAACTCGCTGAACTGGACTCTGCGTGTCTCAACTTTATCGGTCATCATTTCCTCGAAGATCGTGGGTGGCCTTTTGGAAGGAGGTCATTGTCTGTGATGTATGCAGCATTCGCAGGTCTGCCACGCTTCAAGAGTACCAAGAAAGCGTTCACCCTTGCCATAGACCACGCCGCTCTGCTAATGCCAGGACGATGCGACGTCGAGTACGCACCCGACCCGCGACGATACACAGCACGCAACATCCCAGTCGTTGCCCGCTTCCAACTCGGATCACCTGCATCCAACGAGTCGTTGTGCTCAGTGACTTTGTTCTTCAAAGCTGTCTCGATTGCTTCGGTCAACTCAATCGTGCTTGACCCGGCAGCCTTACCGGCTGAACCTTCGGGGTTCACTTTGGAACCTTTGATTTGGTCTTTCGCAGGTGCAGGTGCGTCGGCGCGTTCAGCCTTCACCTTCTCCGACTGACGCTCAAACCATTGCAACGCAGGTTGCGGATCAGTCGGGTCCATGCCCCACAAATAGAACGCAACCGCACCAGGCCCAGGGAACTGCTCATTGTTCGGATTGCTGTTTTGAACTGCATCCAAATCAACCATGTGGCGTGCACCCCAAGCAGCGGCACGCACAACCTTGTCCTCGGTCACTCGACCTGCTGCCAAGTCGCGGGCTTCACGAATCGTCTTGTCGGTGACACCGTCACCAGCCAACCCTTTGCCGTAATAGTCCAAACCTTTGCGGGCGTTGCTGCGAATGTAGACGGGAACATCGAAGGACAGTTGGCGGAAGATGTTGATGAACGGAGCCGAGTAGTAGGCGTCTTCACCGCTGATGTTGCCAGTCTGAATCGTTTGCCCTGGGTTGTCGTTCGGTATTCCCTCGACTGGTTCCCATGCTGCGCAGTAGTAGGCAGGTGCGACCAACGCATCCCACCGTTTGCAGTAGAAGTTTTTGTAGTAGCCGCAGTTGCCACAGTTGCGATTCGCAGGAACATCAGGTGACGACGCAGGCCGATAGGCAGCAGGCAGGTTCGGTGACACGCGCTCGTTGTAATCGCCACCCGGTTCCAAATCCTCAGCAATCGACACCGCAACCATCTGAGCGATAGCAGCTTCTTTCGTGGTGTGGCAACCGATTACTTCACCGTCTTCTTTGACGGTGGCAAAGCCGTTGCATCCGGCCGCAGAGTCATCAACGAAATAAGGCATCAGGGAGTCACATGCAACCAAGAGACGTCGTGGCTACCTTTGGTGGAGATTGCGTACAGCACTTGCCCAGCAAAGATTTGAATGTCAATCGAATCAGACTTGAGAATGCCGTGACCCGTTGACGTGGTGACAGCGGCATCACCAACAAACACCGTGTCCGTGTTGTCTCGGTTCGTGATGTGCACAATCCCAGGCATTGACTGGGGACTGTTGAGTTGAGCAACTGCCGTACCGACAGCGACTTGACCTTGTGTGATTGCCATGATTACCTCAGAGCATCAACATTACTTGCAAGTCGTCATCCTCGGCAGAGAATGTGATAGACCCCACAGCCGACGCCGACAGTCCGACGAAGATCGGGGCAAGATACGCCTCCACCACATTCGGCGCAACCTCAACGATGATGTCCTCAACGATGACAACTTCTTCAATCTTTTTCTTCTTTGGTCTTGGGTATCGGTACGGTTCGCCACCGCCACCCGCATCAGGCTGAGGTTGCGGAGTAACCGTTCCCACCGCAGTAGCAACCATCGGACCAAGCTCGGCAGTCATCGAGCCGAACGGTGTCACCGACCCGGTGGCCGCAGCAGTCAAACCACCCAGCGACGACTGGGCAGAAGCAGGGTGTGTCACCGTGCCAGTTGCGCTCGATGTCGCCGCTCCGAGGCTGGCAGATGCCGATGCGATGATTGTGACAACACCTACCGCAGCAGCAGTCAACCCACCTAACGCAGCCGAAGCGTCACCTTCAACCTGAATCTCAACCCCGCTGACCTCAGCGAACAACTCACCCAGCGACGCTTGCGCTGTGGCAGTCACGACCGGCACGACCGTGCCAGTTGCCGTTGCCGTCAAACCACCCAGGGCACCAGCGGCCGTGGCCGTGGTCGTGAACGTGAAGCCGTCTAGTTTGCCGTCACCGTCAAGCGTTGAGGTATCGAGAACGAACGCAGGTGACGGACCGTCAAGGCCGACGTCAGCGTCGTCAAGTTCTGAGGTGTTGAGTATGAACCGTGTTGTCACGGTTGCCTACTTAGGAAGCGACGGTCAGCGAGACAGTGAGCGCACCCGACGAAATCGTGAACGTGTCGCCTGCCGTGTAAGCGTTCGCAGTTACCGTTCCAGAGAACAAGAAGTTTCCTGCTGAGACGTTGTCCCATGCTGAGAAGAATGTTGCGTCTTGCGAACCGGCGATGTTCGTCCAGGTAAGTGCGGCATCAGATGTGAGCGTGCCCGCCGATGCTGCGGAGAACGACGCTTCCTTGCGAGTGGTTTCCGTTGCTGCGTTTGCGGTTGCCGCTGCACCTGGATCACCAACATGAAGTTTTACATACACGGCCGCGACAGCGAAAGTGTCGTTGTTGCCCAAAGCATCAAGCCATTGGTCGGCCAAGTAGGAGCTGATACCCGTTGCCATTAGTCGTCAACCCTTTCGGTGATGTGCAGGATTCGACCATCGGCGTCACGCTCAACCGTACGAACAACGGTCCGCTGTTCAGGCATCTTCACGTTCACGACGGTCTCTGGCACGTTGACGATTGGTGCATCAACATGCACGTTCGGTGTTGACACATGGAAGATTTGTTCAGGCATGTTCAAGTTCAGTTCACGAGTGCCAGCGTCGTAGACCGTTGCCGGGGCGATTGGGTTGATGGAAGCCACGGGTTGCAATGCCGAAGTTGGCACACCCGTGTGTTCAATCTCAGGCATGTCAAGAGCCTTCAACACGGCAGCAGGTTGGAAGCCTGATGCGACGAGTCGTTGAACGATTGCAGACTTGCGATCCATGTCGGCAAGGTTCGCTGCGTTGATGTCGATGTTGGTGAGTGGAACTCGGTACACGTCGCCACCTGTAATCGGTGACATGTCCTCAAGACGGCGCACATCGTTGACCGACATGTAGCCATTGTTCAACCCTTGCGCATACGAAGCGTTACGGGCAGCGATGTCGCCACGCAACAAACCTGCGACCGTGAACCTGATGAACGCACGACCAGCCAACAGCACGCTGTATTCGGATTCAATCTTGGACAAGTATGGGGCCAACGAATGCTGCAAGAAGTGCAACTGGTTTGCTTCCACCGAAGCATACGATTGCGCACCCGGTGTCGTGACACCAATCATCGACGGTGGCACACGGAAGATTCGAGCAATCTCCTCAACCGCAAACTGTCGTGACTCAATGAACTGCGACTCGTTCGGGTTCACACCAGTCTTTTCAAACGTGGCACCACCAAACAAGATGCCTGGGCGATGCGAACGACGTAACCCTTTGTGGCCATCCTCGAAGGCGTCAACAAGATTCTTGGCTTGCTCACGCGACAGGTTGCCAGGGAACTGGATGATGCCAGAGGTCTGCGAACCTTGACCGAAGAATCGTGCAGCGAACTCTTCGAGTGCGCGTGCGAGACCAAGGTTCTCTTTGACTAGGTCGATGCGGGACTTGCCACGCAACTCACCTGGCAGGCATAGGTCTTTGACGTGGATCATGTCCACGTCTTCGATGCGGTCGCGGGCCGAGTAGACGTAGAACAGTCGGCCGTTCGCATCACGACGGACTTCGGTGAACTGTGGGTTCAACACCGACAAGGCGAGCACTTCGCCTTCTTCGTCGCGGATGATACGGGTGAACGAGTTGCCGTTCAACAGCAACGAAACAAGAACCTGCTGGAAGTGGTCGTCCTTGGTGACACCAATGTCGGGAGAGTCAAGCCAAACAGGTCGCGGTCGATACTGCAACCGGACACCATCCTGGCGGATGTACGAATCAACTGGCAGGCTGGCAATCGTGTCGGCAATCAGACGCACACATGCGTACACCGTTCCGATTTTGAGTGAGTCATCTTGCGTGACGTAGGTGCCCGAGTTCGTCGTGAACGTGTAGCCGTCACCAAGCGCAAACAACGATTGGAACGAGATGGCCCGCTCTTCTTCGGCAGACTTCGTGAAACGTTCAACAATCATTTCTTAGCGACCTTCGTTCGGGCGTAACCGTAGGCAGCAGCGAAACAAGAGACACCCAACACGAACACACCCAACGCCGGATGAACCAAAGCACCTGCGACCACTATGCACACCAATCCGATCAGCTCCAATGTGAGAATCATTGTCCCTCCTAGGTTAGACGATGAAGCCTAGTCACACCGCAAAAAACCCAGGCTCAGGCCCGACGTCAGGAGTTGTGGTCGCCCGGTCAACAGCCATCGCCAACGCGATGACTGCGTCAATCTTGCGTTTCGATTTACCTTTGCTCAAAGTCCAACCGTTGTCCTTGACACGTTGCGCCGCCGACAACACCTGATCCGAAAAGATTGGGTTGCCATCATGCACAAGTTTCTGATTCACGATGGTCTCGTACAGATGCCCGCACGCAGGAATCATGCGTTGCGGTGACTGCGGGAACTCGACCATCGGCATACCCTGCTCAGCCAACGCCTCCGCCGAACGCTGAAAGAACGCCGGGTCATACGCGACCTCTTGCACATCGTAGAGCTGCGCCATCTCCATCAGATGCGACTCCACCGCAGCCACATCCATCACCCCAGCATCAGGCAACCAAATCTTGGCCTTCGCCACAATCTTGCCGTCAACATGCTGAACTGCAACAGCCGCAGTCGTGTCCCGCTTCAACGCCATGTCCACACCAATCCACGTCGCCGCACCCGGCACCAAGTCGACATCACCACGACACAACTCCCACGCACCCTGCGGCAACCACGAGTCGGCTGCCGTACGAACCCACTGGTTCAGTCGATAACGACGCACACTGATTTCGCTGGTCTGACGCACCGCAATCTCCATGTCCTCCGGGTCAAGCAAACCCTCAGCCAGATTCGGGTTCGCCTCCAACCACGCCCCACGATCACCCAAGTCACAACCCTCCGCTGCTTCCCACCACCAGAACCCGAACGCCTCATCCTCAATCTCGCCACGACACACCTTTTGGCCGTACGAATACAAAGTTCCACAGATGCTCGACATGTCAAACCCTGCGGTTGTGATGGCAACAATCTGCGGGTCACGACGAGCACCAGACCCGAGGGTCAACGCATCCCACAACTCCGAGTTCGGCTGCACATGCAACTCATCAAACACCACCGTCGAAGGGTTCAACCCTTGCTGGAGTTTGGCATCACTCGACAACACTCGGTAGATGCTGTGCGTAGACGGCACCTCAATCACATCCCGGTACACCTTGCAGATACCAGCCAACGCGGGCGACTGCTGAACCTGCCACTTGGCTTCATCAAACACGACACGCGCCTGGCGTCGGTCACCGGCAGCTGAATAGACCTCGGCTCCATGCTCGCCCTCAATCAGGCCGTAGAGCGCAACTAGCGACCCGAGCAGCGACTTGCCGTTCTTGCGACCCAACCCGATGACGCTGCGCTTGTAACGCAACATGCCATCCGCTCGACGCTCATAGAGACTGTTCAACAAGTTCTCCTGCCACGGAGTTAGCAGCAGCGGGTTGCCAGAACGTATCCCTTTGGAGACATGCATGAACGATGAAGCAAAGTCACTGACTCGCCCACCATCCGTGACGTCATACTTCTTCGGCGTCGACCACCTTGGTGTTGCGACGGCGGAAGTTGTCAAGCTCATTAGCGACCCTTATCTCGGCGAGACCGAGACGAGCCCGGTCAGACGGTGTGAACCCAAGCAAGGATAGCCACGCTGTGATCTGAGCGTTGAGTTCCTGCTTCTGCTTGATAAGCGGATGAGTAACCAACTGCCCGTTCGCCGTCGCATAGAACCAGCGTGACACATCGCTACCCTGCCAATGCTCGATGAGCGACGTCTGCTCAATGGCTGCACAAAGTTTGGTGACAAGAGCCGAGTCATGTTTCTCCGATAGATGCCGACGGCCTGCATCCCAGAACATCGTCCAGTAAGCCTTGCCACACTCACCCAGGGTGGCTGGTGCTGGTGGCACATCGGTGAGGTTGATGGTCGCCAGGGCGAACTCAGGCACCGGCATCGCAGCCAAACCGTTCCGAATGCGTGCACCAGACCTTCGCTTCTTCTCAATCGGTTGGGCCTTGCGGCCGCCGCCTGTTCCAGTTCGCGGTCGTGGCACGCACCGAGCCTAGGCGGTCGTGCGCAAACGACCACACGCTTGTTCGCC